TGCATTGTAATCCTTGGCAGACTTTAAAGAATAGATACCTCCTTGATATGGAGGTCTGATATTTAATATTACCCAAGATGCAGGAATAAACTTTCTATGTCTTGCGATTGCTTCCTTAGCTACATCCTCCCGATCATCAATGATTATAGCGGCGTAATTCATTTTAATAAATCTTTTTTATCTTTTGATTTGTTATCCCAAAACATTTCACATTTTCCATCTTTGATTGGTACAACGCTAAACCAAGATTGCCAGTGTGACATTTTAGCGGTATGCCTATAACACTCATGTTTCATATCGCATCCAACTCCCGAACACATTGTAATATCTGTCATACTAATTCTTTATTGTAATTATGATGACTTTTTAAATAGCTAGGTAAAACTGATTTATCAAATGGTTCAGGATTCCATAAGTTTAATGCTACACAATGCACATCGCCAAATTGTTTATCTGGCCTCCATTTATAGAAACAATGATTTAACCAGTCTTTGCGGACCTCATGAGCATGGCCAAAAACATTATACTTGTATCTCATGATAGGCTCTGGCTGACAGGTGCTAAAATGATAGATGGTTTGTTTTAAGTTTAAATCTTGCGTATGTTGTGATCTGTGCAGATTTTCTAATCTTATTGGTCTAAATCCATCATAACAAGCATAGTTAAATGATCGCCAAAAGTTTACAAATCCATCAATGCCATAAAACCTATCTACGCCCCAATAAGCATACTCAAAAGAGGCTTGTAACTCATCGGACTTATAGACCTCATCTGAATCTACTGTTAAAACCAAATCATAACCATCAGAGTATTTATACTTGACTGATCTATGCTCAGTTTCTGCGCCATACCGATCTGCTCTGTCCCAGATTAATTTATCACCTAATACATCTTGACAAATATCAAAAATATAACCTTCCGAATCAGGACATTGTAATTGGCTTCCATGACCTTGGCTTGGCATCATGCTATAAGCAATAACCATTTTATCTACATGATCTACAACGGACAACAAAGCCTCACGCAAGTAATCACCTGCGTAATGAATAGTCATAAAACCCAATACTTTAATTTTCATAGATGTATATTAAATTCTTGATCATTTCGTCAAATGTGTAATTTGCTTTAACAAACTCATTGCCTTGCTTTGCAATCAGATCTCTTTCAGCTTTATTATGATCATCTAAATAGTATCTTATCAATACCATTAAATCATAAATGCTATTCCAGGTCCGTACATGGACGCCATCAATAAATGGCATATTAGGATAAGCCTTGCATAAACAAAACGCCCCAGATCCTAAGATTCTATAAATCCTATCCGAACTATACGAATCCACATCGTAATGGCTTAGATTGATTGCTATTTTAGTGGCCCTATATGCTTTTGATTCCTCAGCTTGTGACTGGTTATAATTACCAGATGCATTAAACCAGTTATTGCCGTAAACGCCATACCTATTACCAAAGTGTTTATGCAGCATCATATTCATTTCAATTCTTAATCTGCTTAACGGAAATTTATCACTTCCGTAGTTATTACCAAAGAATGAAATCTCTTTGCAAGTGCCGACCTCTCCGACTGGTGTATAGATTTCAGGATCATAGCCGATTTCTAAATATCCGCCGTTTAATACATTGCGTACATCGCGCATATTAGAAAACAAAGTCTTATCTACATAAGGAGACATCTCAATCATCCATCTTGGCGTTTCATCTCTTATATCGCCGTTCCAGTTGCAAATCCATGCGCCTGTTTCTCGCATAGCCTTGACTGTTTGTATATGAATAATATTAGGTGCTTGAATCTGCATGAAGATGATATCGGGCCTAAACTCTCTGGCTATTCTGACCGCTTCTTGGTTTACATCTTTTGCGCCTGTGCTTAATTCAATGTAATCATCACAATTAGCAATAAAGGCTTTGCGCATTGAATCAAAAGGCGGAGGCCCTACGCATAGACCTAGATGGAAAATTCTCATACTTTACGGATGTTATCCCAATCTCTTAGGAAATCTAATATTGATGGATAATTAACGCGCCCTGCACCGCACTTTCTGCGGACATGAATCCAACCATTTATAACGCCAATACAGATTTTATACTCTTGATTCTTGTATAATCCTGCTTCACCGATAAAGTTGGCTTTAAACATAAAACAAATGTAATTTATTTTAATAACTTAATGAAACAAAAAAAAACCTGCCGATTTCTCGACAGGCTTTCCCCATAAACACTAAAAAAGTTAGCTTGGATTTGCATTAAGTGAACCAGTCACAAATGCATCAGTATAGTAGATAGGTAAAGCAATTCTACCTTCAACACGAACTGTAATCTTGTTCTCACGAACGTTAGTACCATCCTCCTCAAAGAATCTTACAATTGGATTCTCACGAACATATAGCTGCGCACCTTTTGACCAGTCACCAACTAAATACTTAGAATCGCTCATTGCAGTAGACTTGAATACTGGAACACCTGAGATAAACATTTGACCATTTACAGAAGTTACAGTTCCTAGTCCCGGCAAAGTGTAATCATTAGTAGTTCCTCTTGTAAGCAATAGGGCATAATACTGCTCAGGACTTAACAAGATACCATTTGCAGAGTGATTGTTTCCATCAATTTGTGCAATTGAATCAACCAATTTCTCAACTTGAATAGTACGGAAACCTGAGTAAGCCTCAGCATTGGTAATCAAACCACCTAGATTTGGAGATACCCCAGATCCGTTAAGTAATTGATTATCCTCAGCATCAAGATACTGCTCTAGTAACCGGCTTTGAAGATAAGAACGCATAGCAGATATATCATCAAGCGCCTTGCGAGTTATGCGAAGATAACCTGCAATAAACTCAGATGGTGCAACTTCTTCTGTCAAATCGTAATCAATTTGAGATTTAGTTCCTGAATTATCTGCCCATGCAGCAACTGATCCTTCAGAACCTGTTTCTTGCAGGTAGTGAATTGCAGATGTAGTCATAACTCCAGTAGGAAGTAATGATCTGATGTGCAACTTACGCGGCGCAGCTGGGATGATACCCGGTAGCATCTGAACGTTTGCAGCAGCAAGGTCAGTAATGTTAGACAATGACATATCGCCAACAGTCTTTAATTCCATTGCAAATTGCTTGATTTCTTTTCTTTTGAATTTCTCCAAGTTATCAGAGTTCTCATCCATTGCAGTAGCAAATGCCTGATTAAAAGATACTGGCGCTTTGCTTTGTGCATCCATTTTAATTCTGTTGTTTTCTGATTTGGCTTGAAGCAATGCTTTGTCCATTTCATCAAATTTAACATTTGTAGATTTTTGCAATTCTTCTAGCTTTAAATCAGCTGCCTTTGTAGCTTCGCTGATAGCGTTAGCGATGATAGTCTTTGCTTCATCTATTGTTTTGGCTTTGTTTGCATCTAGCAACTCCTGAGCCTTTAATTCTAAATTGTCCATTTCTAATTTTTTAAGACGTTAATTAAACCTGTTAATATATTCGGCTCATCAGTTTTAGGAGTGGATTTGCCCGGCTCTTTATCTAATAGTGAATTTTTACCTAAATTGAAGGCTTCCAACTGAAACTGCTTTAATGCAATTTCTAATCTACCGAAACCCTCATCCGTTAAGCTACCATCTTTTAGTAGCTTAATCATTTTACCAATCTGATCGTTAATCTCTGCCATTGTCAAAGATTTAAATCCTGTAAATGGAGTTTCCGGATTAGCACCCAAAGTTACGTTAGATCCTTCATATAATTTAATCTCTTTGATAATTCTTGTCCCAGTCTTTTGATCATAGTCTGACTTAATCGTACTAAACCCAATAGAGTGCTGAACTACAATACCTTCTGCATAAAGAATCATAGCATCCTTTCCGTATGAAGTAGGTGCAATAGAACTCTCAAAGTAAATACCTTTTTCCTGAGCCTCTAATACCATTGGCTTTCCATGAGGTTGTGACCAGTTATGCTGATTTAAAAAGAATATCTCATTGGATCCCATTGGACCACGTTCTGCAATTGTCTTTGTCGCTGCGCCTGGCATGATGATATCATCATCATAATCCATATTCCCAAAACTAGCAAAATAGCCGGTGACAGTCATCCTTTCAGAATCCATGTCCTTAATCTCGGCTTTAAAGTTTTTATATTCTAATAATCCTTTCATGATTAAAAAATTTATGTAAATATACTTTTATTCATTATCAATTTCATTTAATTTTCTAATTGCCCATTCAACACCTGCCGTTCCGCCCCATGCATCCCACATTAAACCGCCGCAACCCTCAGAATATGGAACATCTGCATGTTGTTGATGTCTTTTAAATGATGCCATTCTAGCAATCGTATCTCTTGACAAAGGTTCTCTATTAGCCAACTGTCTGGCCCTAGCTTTGCCAACTGGTGTACCACATTCGCCCCAGCCGTTTGCTTCAACCCATTTCAAGGCACGTTTAGCATTATTAGTTGCAGCTTGTGGATAATCAGTATAGGTTTTGGCTTTCTTTATATAAGGAGCAGTTCTCGGTTTTAGTATCGGCAATCCATCTGCATCCTTTACGGCCTCGGTAGCCATTACGCAACGGCAATTAACAACCTCCGCAGCTGGTGCGCCAACCTCGCCTGGATACATCATTGGAACGCCGCCAACCATAAATGGCTG